CTTAATCTAGTTCTTTCTATCATATATTGATTTAATTCGCTAATATTCTGGTTTAAAATAGCTCCGGTTTTGTCGTTTCTATAATGACCGGGAGTTGTAGTTTGAATTAATTTTGATTCGTGCCCTGGACTACGCATATTATGAACTCAATCCAACTGCACTTAAACTTGCAATTCTTGGAACAACATTTGGGTCAGATGATAACATAACCATTTTAATTTGCATAGTGTCAAAAGTGTCTATGGCTTGACCCGTCTTATTGTAATATCTAACTACATTATAGTTTTGTGGGTTAGTGAATGCTTGATTTGGATTTGTAATTTTATCAATTAGAAATCCCGCTTGAGCGATACTGGCATTACTCACTCCTTCATTCAATACTATTACTGTATTACTGGTAATAGTATTAACACGAGAAATTTGATAATTGGCAGGTACATCTGGATTATAAATTTTAACAACATCACCAACCACTAACTGACCAGTAAAGAGTGTATTAGCGCCAGTAACAGTACCGTTGGCACTTGCGGTAACTTGTCCAGTTAGAGAAGTGCTCAATGGAGCGTTTGGAAGTCCGAAACTTAATTGAATATAATTGTTAGCTTCTGGAGTGCTCACTTGAGGAGTGTCATTAGTGTCTGATACAGAAGCTAATTTAGTCCACTCTTTTACATCAAAGCTATCAGAATCAGTAGAGTTATAAAGTTTCCCATAAGCTAAAATTTGAGTTTGTGCTGGGATATAAACTACACTCTGAACTAAAAGATCTTGGGCAGAATACTTTGGATCAAAAGTAATTACTGTGCTAATATGTTTAGCGGCAGTATTACCTTGACCTGTTATAACTTCATTTGTATCACTATTATTAATATTGTAAATTCTAGGGAATAAATCTAACTTTTCAGTATTAATTAGTGGACTACTGTAAAAAGCATTAGCTGTGTTAGCCTGAGATAAAACAATTTTAAGCACTGCAGATTTTCCATCATATAACACGTCCTGAACAGTTTGAGAAGTTTCATTAGAACGTGAAACGATTTGCGAACTAATGCCGGAGGAAAGCTCATTGTGTTTGTAATTTATCGCTGATGAAAAAGAGGAATTAGAAACAATAAAGGCACTTCCATTAGAAGAAGCGAAACTATAACTTATTGAAGTATTAGAACCATCAGGATAATTAACACCAAATTCAGGAGTAAAAGAATTTAGAGGATAGTTAATTACACTAATATAAGCATTAGCACTAGTTAGTTCACCAGCAACTAATGTTTTTGCGGAAATCGTAGCATTCCCGGTTGCAGTGGCTGCAGCAGATAAGGTTATCACACTAGTATTGACAACGGTGGCAATAGTTGTGCCTACAGGAATACCTGCAATATTAGCAGTGACTGGTTGGCCAACGAAAAGACTGTAAGTATTAGAAACAGTGGTGACTGTAGTATTAGTGTTTAGCTGGCCAGTGAACGATATACTGTTTGAGAATCTATAAGAAGAACCATTAGCATTCGATTTAGTTAGAATTAAAACATTAGCAGAAGCATCATTGTAATAAACTTTTCCAACCGGAGCTTTAAAGAAATCGCAACTAGTGTTAGTAAAATGCACAGCCTCATCTAGTATCATACTTGTGTTGCTGCTAACAGTAAGAATATTACCAACATAACGAGTGGTGCTATTAGAGTAAGCTATAATACTTTGACCATTACTAAATTGACTGCTGAATGTAGTGCTAGTGCCTGTTACAACGTTGCTACCAGCAGTAAATGATACTGTTTGAGCAGAAACGTTAGAAAACACAGGAAACACTAACTCGCCGCCAAGAAAATTAAGCTTTTGATTAGTGGTAACTAGAAATTCTAAATTATCATTAACAACTTCAACAGTTGTAGTATTGCTGCTAAATTGAGCGATTTTAATATTGTATTTTAATTGAGTATTAGTTATGGGGGTTAAAACACCATCATTACCATAATCATATAGTTGACCCTGATCGCCACCGGAAAATCCAGCAAACGGACTGGTGCTTGTACCAAGTATAACATTTCCCGTTTGAGCACGCCAAAGAACATATCCCGGATCATCAGCTGAAACATTAATCGAGTATGTTTTACCTGTGTCTAACTGTAATGGTTGAGAAAAGGTAAATGATGTTGATGTAGCAGCAGTGTTGCTTACATTAACAGCAGAATGCGCTTTAGTTACATTAGAAGATTGATATTTCCTAGAATATATTGGAGAACCAGTAGAGGTAGTGTCTGAAACACAAATACTTACCGTTGGATTTATTATACCAGAAACATTGATACTAGCATCTGGTTTCTTTTCAAAATACAAATCAACACTTGTCAAGAATGCAATGCTAGAAGCAGCAACCCTATTAGGATCTAGATAAAAAGTTTGCGATTGAATATTCATTAATTGTGTCCTTCAGTATTCCAGCTAGTCGGTATTGTTTGGATCATTGGGGTTGCGTCCATTAAATCCGTACCAACCGTCATATGTCTGATCATCACCACGTTCGACAGGTGTTGGTTTTTGTTGAGAGTAAAAAATAATCGTTACTTTGCAAACAGAACTTTCATCTGAATTTTTTAATATTCCTATTTTATTACCAGTCAAACTATTTATAATCGATTGGGCAGAGGTAACATTAGAGGCTGCACCACCAAGAACTCCAGGAGAGGCACTAATAAACTGATCATTAGGAGCAGTGGTTGTAATATCATTAGTGTAGAAATAAGTGAAATTTATTTGACCGCTAGAATTCGTAGTTAGTGTCGCACCAAGAGCACCACCGAGAGGCTGACAAAAAGCAGAAACATCGATATCATTAAAGGTAAATGTATGAACTGTGTTTGGTTTTAATCCTGTTGCGCTTAATTCGAAAGCCTGAGAAGCATTATAATATATTAATCTTTGAGAACTTTTATATTTGTCTCTGTCTAAGAAATTGGTAACACCAGTATCTGTAGAATAACCCCACTGAGCTTGTTTATTGTGTTTGTGCCACTCATACATCTGGCTTGCAGCAGTGCCAATTTGCTGACCATTAATCTGAGCTACAGTTAAATTCGTTACTGAAATAGTATAAGACATATATTTCCTCTATTAAACAGGAATAAAGTTGACGATATTTGTCGAGGTAGGCAACTCATTCATAATTTCTCCGTTAGAGAAAGATATTAAAGTAAATGACTCTGGAGAACTTGTTAATGTACCATTATAATTTATTGGAGGTTCTCTATATCCACATTCATAACTATTTACTTGAATTATCTCATTAAATGTAGTACCATCAGCTCGAGAATATGTTCCATATTTGTCAAACCCTTGGCAGAAAGTTGAAACCAAGTCAGGTTCATTAGGTGGTTTTAATCCGGTGGTTGCGATAGCTTGAGAAATTAAAGTGGTTTCAACATAAGGCAACATTATTGCTGTACCGACTGTTGCTGCGACAGTATTAGCATCAGCAGTGTTAGGTTTAAATTCTATATTAAGAGTTTTTACGGGTGGAATAATTTCATTGTTAACTCTAGAAGCTAGATATTCAGGATTTGCTAAATCACTAAATTGATCGCTTACAAATCCATCAGCAAAATATCCAAATTTAAATCTGTTAATTGCTCCATTAATAGAAGATGGAATAGACAAACTACTAACGCTTCTTTCTAACTGAGTTAATTGCGCTCCATATTCTAAAGCTTTAATTCTGTTTTCAAGAGTAGCGATTTGTTCCATAGTGTAACCGGATGGCTGAATCACAGAAATTTCAGTATTAGCATTTTTTGGTATAGAAATAATGTGAGAATTCAAACGAGTAGTTGTTTTTCTTTGAACACTTGCTGTTTTAGTGTCAGTGATTAAAGTGTAATTTAAATCTTTTTGTTTTGGAATAGAAGGATATGGAGGAATAATAACCACATTCAAACTCAAATTATCATCAGGTGTTTTGGGGGCAGTTATTTCAGAAGTTCCTGGAATACCCGCAATAACCTTAATTGTAGCAAATTTATCAATAACGATTCTATCGGCTCTAGCCTTATAATAATTTAAACTCGAAGTATATTGCTTACCATCAATCGGAAACTGATGAACTGCTAAACTACCGAATTTAGCGATTGCATTCAATGTGGGAGGATTGATTGTTGACAGTTGAGCATTAGCTAAAGTTATAGCTGCTGTATTAGCAACTCTAGGACGGAAATCTACAGAATCTATTAGATCATAATAATTTCCACGCGCATCAAACATTTCGGGAATTTCTAAAGTGTTTACTGTAGTGCTTCCTGTGTTAGAAACAAAGTTATAGGGTTGAGTGTCATTAACACTGTATGAAGACTTAGTGTGAAATGCTCCACCAGAACCAGTAAAGTGATCGAACTGAACTAATAATGCATCACCAGTCGAAAAAATTAATTCAGAATCGTTTTTCTTATACAAAACACTAGTATCGTAAAATTCTGGATTTTGCCTATGATCAACATAAAAGTCATTAGTTACATCAGTCCAAGTTGCTGGAATAGTTGAAGTATTAGCAACGTTAGCTGCTGCTACATGGGTAGAATTCGCTAAAATAGCAGTATTAACAGCCTTATATACTCTCTTTAATCTGAAAATATCCGGATGACCTAGCGCCCAAGGACCAACAGTATTAGCAATATTAATCGTAGAATTTCCACTTGCAGTGGCTGCAGAAGATAGAGTTATCGCACTGCTATTGACAACTGATGCGATAGTTGTATTTGCAGGAATACCTGTAATATTAGCACTAACCTGTTGACCAACGATAAGACCACTTGTGCTAGAAACCGTGGTGACTAGTGTATTAGTGTTTAGCTGGCCAGTGAATGATATACCAGCTGCATTAGAGAAATTAATAGCAACAGTAGTATCTCTCTTAGAGTCTTTATTTGTAACAGTTTTATTTGTTGCGAGAACTGGAGTGATAATAATGGCATTAGCTGCAGCTACGGAATTAATAGCAGCACCAAGATTAATTTTTAGCACAGTACCAGTTGAATTAAGATTAGCTGAATTACTAGCAAGAGTTATTAGTGCATTTTGAGGATAAAATATAAATGCATTTCGAGCACTATTCGCTGTCGCTATAGCACTATCAACTCGAATAGCTGTCGAATTAATAATATTTGTAATTCTGCGAATCGTATCACCAGCAGCTGCAGCTGTAATTTTAAGATACTGCCCAGCAATTAAGCTAGAGGTGCTACTAATAACAACAACATTACTAGCTGCCGATGTGGTAGTTGTTATTGGCGAAGTATTAGACTGAACATTACAAGAATGAAATGTAAAAGAAAGATCTAATAGTTGATCATCCGTTAAGGATGCGTTAGCAGTATATGGAAAAGTGTTGCTTCCAGATGTGGTTAGAGTAATAACACCTGAAGCAGTGTTAATAGAAACACCATTGTTACTGCTAAATACACCACCAGCAGTATATGTTGAGTTAGCTGTATTTTTAGTAGCAACTGCACCACCAGCAAACAGGAGAGTTGATGTGGCAGCATTTTGAATTACTGCTGTAGTAGTTGCAACACTACCATTAGCATAATATGAAGTGTTAGATACTATTATGTCAGCGATACCTGATACTGTGTTACTAAAGTAAACACTCTTAGCATTTCCAAAATTAAACCCAGCATCCATATTAACATCGAATACATATAGTCTATTAGAATATGTTGGGCTTCCTGGTGTGCCTGAATTCGGCACAGGAACTAATGACCTGATTCTTGCTGTACCAATAGTGTTGCCTGCAGGTGAAGTATTGCCTATAGGATAATTGGCTACGTTAGAATAATATTCTTTAACAGTATCGTAAAGAGTTACATAATCTCCTGTTGTAAAATTGAACACGCCACCTATTTCTTTTATATTAATGTAATTACCATAATTAGTGTTAATGGTAACAGTACTGCTGCCTGTATCAGTACCTTGATTTACGTTAGCAGAAAAATTGGTGTAGGTTTTTACTCGATAACCAGAAATATAAGCTTGACCAGGATCAACGATTAAACTGAACACATTCGCCTGATTGGATGCACCAGTACTAGAAGAAGTATTTGCTGTTGCAGATTTAAATGTTACATCAAATGGATCTAATACGAAATCGCCACTAGTTTCAAGTGTGCGTTGAGCAATCATATCATTAATTTTGCTATAGTTAGTTTGCTGGTTTTGAAGATATGGAGAACCGTTTTTAAAGGTTGTAACTGGGAAAAATAAAGTATTGCCAGCAGATGATGCAGTGTTAACAACAACTAAATTGGGTGTTAATTTAAGTCTATCAGCACCTGGAGCTAAACTATTGAAAGTTCCTGTAGCATTATCTAGTAAGCTTGCATCTATATTGCTGTTAATAATGGTTTCAGAAGTGTCAAACCCTACTGAAACATCACTAGGAGTATTTGCATATTTTCTAACAACAACAGTTTGTGGGGCGACATCTAAGAAATATCCCTTCTGATAAATGATACCAGAAGAAATACCGAAAGCATAGCCAAATCCTGTTGGTGAAGTGTTATAGTCTAGAACAGAAGAATTCGAAGAAACTGACTGAGTGCTATTCGCAACTGTTATCTTAGCTTTAAAATTTTGAGCAGTAAGAAGAGAGGTATTTGCGATTATGTCAGTAATCGTTGCAGAACTATTCGCAGTTTTAACTGTGGTATAAGGAGCGATGATATATCCATTACCTTGTGCTGTCATTAGAACTTGAATAATCTTACCAGTTGAGTCCGTTACCGGAAAGGCTGCAGCGCCAGAACCGATAACGGAAGAGATGGTTGCTGTTGTAGTTAGAGTGCCATTGGCAAGTTGAATGTTTACACTATTACCAGAATAAAATGTCCAATTATTTGAAGTTGTTAATGATGCATTCGACATGTCATTAGCAAAAGGACGAACCTTGACAAATAAGGTATTAGCAATAGCTGTAGAATTAACTTCAACAATAACAGCTCTTGCTCCAGTTACTGGATCAACTATATTGTTGCTGCTAGTAAATGCTAAGGTATTACCAGTTATGGATAAGGCAGATGAAAATACAAGAGAGTCTGTATTCGCTATACCTGCAGCTACACCGCCAACTGGAACATTAACCTCAAAAATAGAATTTAAACTATCTGTTAAAGTTAAAACTTCTCCATTTGCGAAGGCAGTTTGTGCATTATTATTACCAGAGTTGATATATCGAACGAACAGTGTATTTAAATCTGGAGCCTGTGTAAGAAACCCAGAGTTTGAAGCTAAAACATAAGCTTTCAGGGAACTGGTATCACTAGTAGCATATAGCCCAACATATGAATTAACAACAGCTGGTTGCCCATCAACCTGTAAGTTTACGATTTTTACATATGGATATGCGTCGTAATATTGAAAGTTACAACCACTTACAATAGTGCCTTTGGTGAATATATTATCGCCAAATTTTTCAATTTGACTTTGAAGTATACTCTGTAGAGTATTAAGTTCTCTAGTCTGAATCGCAACAGCAGGTTTAAAAAGAACCTGTTGATAATTTTTTGTTGAATCGAAATCATCAAAATACGGAGACACAGATATGTCGGTTTGAATAGGCATCATTATCCTCTAATTTAATAGGACAGAACTAATTTTATAGATTCTGAAGTGGTATTCGATCTGTTAACTTTATCAAAATTTTCTATATACAAAACGGTGCCACTTTCAGGAACTAAATCAGGCTCTGCCTTTGTACTTATACTAAAAACAGAACCGCTGCTAACTCCAGTGATAGTGTTGGAAGAGTTAATCCGACCGAGTTTAGAGGTTAGATAAACCGTGGTTCCGACTGCATTATTAGAGTGGAATCGAGCAGAAGAATTATCCAATAAACCTATATCAGCCTGAGTTGCTGATGTGTTGCTTACTGCAGTGGCACCCTGATATACGATTTCACCTGCAGTAAATGGAACACCCGTATAGGATCCATTGTACACGAATAGCTGTTGAAAAGTTCCGAAACCCTTAGTTATGCTACTTATTGATATAGCATTAATTTGAGCATTAGCACTAGAAGTGCCACCTGTAATTGTACCAACAGTAGAGTTCGTTGATGTAACAAAGTTTGGAGTTGCATTAGTAACCTGCAGAGGAGATATACTCGTAACTATCGCAGTTGAGGTATTGCTACCAATAGTTTGAGTTACAGTTTCTCCTATGGCGAATGTACCGTTTACGTTTTGTGTGGTAAATTGTACATTAGCAACCTTTGGGTTAACAAGTAATCCAACGGTTTGTATACCGTTAAGAATAGGAATAGTGTTACTTTCATTATTAGCGAATGTTACGCCTATACCAACTGAGGAAGAATAAAATTCTGCGGCTGCGTTAGAACCATGACCACCTTTTGGTCCTGTAATAACTCTTAGAATAGCAGTATTGCTAACGCCTACCTGCGCAGAAACATTAACATAAGCTGAAGCGAAATGAACATTTACAGCACGACCGATTGGTAAAACTTCAACTCGGTAAATACTGTTACCAGTGTTAGCGTTTACTAGAGCGATAGCACTAACCTGGTTAACAGGAATATTTGCATCTGCTGCTCCTGTTTCATCAACATAATCATCACCTGCTCCACGAACAACTACACCTGGGGCAATAAGATATGTGGATGATCCATCAGGAACTGTTGTTAATTGGCTTCTTAACGTAATAAAAATACCGGAAGCATTAGCAACATGGCCAGTAATCGCTTTATATTGACCTGAACCAGTACCGCCATTGACATAAAAATAACAACCAGTATAAAAATCATTTCTGGTAGAAGCATCAGAGTCTAATTTAACTAATGGAGTTGACGAATTCGTTACACTAGTTGGAGTTAAGTTACCACTATAATAATTATCATATCCTGAACCTGTTGAACTTACTATAGTGCCGTTAGCATCTACAGGAACAATAACATCGATTGCTCCGGAAACTGCATTACTAGTAACATTAGCATCAGGAACTACAGGAATGAAAAGCTCAGTAGCAAACTTATTATAGGTTGCTGTTGTTATTTTATACATGTATTTCCACTGATAGCCATCAGAGGTTTCGTAATATACGTCATCGGCAGCAGTGTCGCTGAAATTTGGTTCTGAGGTGGAAGATGCACCATTATTATTGTATAAACATTTCCATACATAATACATAGAACCGTCGAATGTCCAAGCAAAAAACTGTTTGGTAGAAAGATTATCGTCCCGATCATCAAACATGGCATATTTCGTTCCGGAAACCCAGGGATATGATTTTATCATCAGAGAAACATCTGTGGTTTGAATCTTTTTACCGAAAATCATATTGTTATAGGCATCAAAATCTACGATACCAGGATTGTCATATGCTTGGAAAACTGTACCACCAGTCCAAGGGGTACTTGATCCAGCAAAGGCATAATAGAATGACGTGTTTACAGAGCTTTTAAAAGCATCAGCATTGATCAGCCTATAGTTATTTGTAATTAATTGTGTAGTTGTCATTCTTGTATCGGTCCATTGCCTAAAGTAATAATATTTAATGTTGTTGAAACAGTAGACTTTTTAATCACTTTACCATATAAAGCTGTACCAGCAGTATGGACAACAGCCTTAACCATATCGAAGTATGTACTTACATCACGCGATGAATTGATTTCATAAGAAAAGCTTTGATAATAATTTCCATCCTGTATATATTTATCACTGCTCAAAAAGCCCTTGGTAGAAGAATAATATCCTGCCCCGATTCCTTGTTTACCTAGTTGTGTTCTGGCAGTTCCGGTTAATTGCGTGTTTGACACAGAGGTAAATGTTACGATTTCAGCATTATTGTAACCTATACCCGAACTCACTACACTTAAAGCTTTAACGCTACCATTACCTGTTACAACATTTGCTGATACATTAGCATTATCTCCCGAAAACCCGGAAGCTGTATCTATTGTTATAATAGCAGCATTAGATGTTGCACCACTAGAAATACCAATAATAGAATTTCCAGAGATAGAGAAATCAGCCAGAGATCTACGTCTTACCGACAACTGAGAACTATTAGCTTCTTTCACCTTACCTATTGCAGTAACATATATTGAACCTTGTACACTTATTATAGCTGATGTTCCGTTAGAAGTCAAGCCAAAAACGTTGGCAGTATTGACCCAAGCAGTATTTCCTGTGTTAGCAAAATTTATTACAGTGCTGGTTGGTAGACCAACAGCAACACCAATATTTTTTATAATAGAAACAGTAGCATGAGTGTTAGAGTTAGCTGTGGCTGTGGTTAGATAGAGAGAAGTGCTGTTTACAACATTATTGATAATTCTAATGCTGTTAGTCCCACTAGTATTAATAACTATTTTTTGGCCAGCAGCAAAAGTTGTTGAGAAATTAGGAGCACCAGTATTAGCCCCCAATATATTGCTTTGATTATTAGCAATATAGGTTCCTGCCGGAGTGCTGTTTACTTGATAGACAAATTCATTGACTTCAAAAGCTCCGGATGGAGAATTTAGAACGAGCTGTTGTACTTCTGTGGTTGTTACGTTTTGTTTTATTTCTTCACCGATACTATAGAAACCAACAACATTAGCTATATCTATATAGTAATCTTGTTTTTGTAATGTAGCGACACCCTTTTGATATATGTTTACGAAAGGTGCTTCATTATATTCTTTACCAAGATTTGTTGTAATAATATTTTGAATTTCACCAACTTGTAAAACTCGAAGATTTAATATATCAACTAATGCTCCTGTAGAAACATTGCAGAAAGGATAAATTGGGAAACCATAAGCAGTAGCGTTTAATGGTAATGTTAGATAAGCATAATTTACTGTGTACGTTAATCCTGTTGGTGTGCCAGTAGTGGTAACGATAGCAGCATTATTTTCTGTTGTTAGTGTAAATCCGGTTATAGCACTCACAGTTCCTGTTACAGAAGAAACAACATATTTTGTATTCGTGACATATCCTGTAATTGTTCCTGTACCACCAAGAGTACCCGTGATTATAACATGATCTCCGACAGCTAAAGTAGTAGCACTACAAGTAAACTGGCCAGCGGTGCCAGAAATAACAACAGTGCTTAATGTGCTTACCCCACCCGAATGTCCACCAATCTCGTCAGTATAATAAAAAACTGTTTCTGTAGAGTTTACTGTTCCGATTGCGATATTAGCATTTATACCTGTAGAAATATTTGTTATCGTTGCATTTCCACTCAAGTTGCCTCTAGAGGTATATACTCTAGTGTATGTGTTAGGTAGTGCTCCAGATAAGTTAATAACTCCCATTTTCGTGTTACTAAAACTAAAAACATTAGCTGTTACAGGAGTTAATGAGTTAGCAGTGTTATTAAATGTTACTCCGGTAAATTTTTGTAAAAATGTATTGGAACTAGTGGCATTGGCTGTTAGCGTAGCATTCCCGCTTGCAGTGGCTGCAGTAGATAAGGTTATCACACTAGTATTAACAACAGATGCGATGGTTGTACTTGCAGGAATACCTACAATATTAGCAGTAATCGTTTGACCAGCAACAAGACCATAAGTGTTAGAAACAGTAGTGACTGTAGTGTTAGTGTTCAACTGTCCGGTAAAAGATAAGGATAACTGAGAATTAGAATAAGTTAATACTGTGTTAGAAATAAACACATTAGAATAAAGATTACTGTATCCCCAACCGCCATCGCCACCAGGATTAAATTGTGTAATATCCCCATTAGCATTTCTATATGGTTCTAATTTAAATCTAACGATACCAGTAATATCTTCAATTTCCGATACTCTGGCTGTTCCTTGTTGACCAACGTTAGAACTCAAAGATACAATATCACCAACAGCAAAATTAACACCACCACTATCAACAATCAAACTACTTAAAGAACCGATTATAATAGGAACATTATCTAAATTATTATCTACCTTTAACAGTTCTCCGGTTTGAAAATTCTTTTCTGAAACATTTGTTATAAAAAATAAATCAACAACTTTAGATCCAGCCTTTCTACGAACAAGACGATCTATTACTGCTGTTGCACCTGAAGCTACGCCAGTGACTTGTTTACCTACATAACCTTGATTTCTTGTAGAATAAGATATTTCTAAATACTGAGGAACATTCCACGTACCATCTGATGATTTTATAATGTCTGCGCCCGGAAGATAAACTTCTATATCTTCAGCAAAAACTAATCGAAATAAAAGTTTTAGTGCACGTATGCTTCCCTTTGCTCTATAGAGATCGAGAATTTTTTTAACTGTTAGTTTTTTTTGAGCAACAGAGGTGTATTGTATACCCTGAAGATATGTAGCGTTGAAATGTACTAAAAATTCATCGAGAGTTGAATCGATTCTGTTATATTCTAATAGATTACGAGTCTGATAGATAGGATTGCCTTCTTGCTCCATCCATTCATAATAAGCTTGAACAAACGCAATTAGAGTCGGACCTGATTCATTATAGAATGCAGGAAACTGACTCTGAATTAAATTAGAAATAGTTTTTTCTGATACACTCATTACTGTCTTACGATCTGTACTGATACCTTGATTTCATCATTGGGAATTTGAAAAATTACATTTTCATTAGTGCTATTATCTTTATTTCTTGGCATTATATAAATTCGGATAGAATCACCAAAGTAGCTTGAAGTATAGAAGTTAGTTATATTAATTGTGCCAGTTTCATAATTTACATTACCTACGCCGGTATCTACTAAGGTGTGGTGTAACCCATCGGATTGTTCTTGAACGATACGAAGATTACCATTACCATCATCTTCAATATTAACAAGCAATCCATTATAAATGAATTTACTAGTTTGAACAGCGTGCTCATCTTTACTTTCGTGATTTGCTACAGCTGGGGGAAGATTAGAATTAATAGCCATTTTGAAATTTAACTGGTAGTTTTTATTACCCTGCATCGATGGAATTAGCTTCTTCATCACCGTGTAATCAGTTTCATTACTGATGATAGTTGACTGAGCATTATCGATTGCATAAACTAACTTAGAATACAATAAAGTGGACTTGAAGTCTTCAAGATTATCTCTGCTATAATTTTGAATAGCAGTAGTTACATACGCAGAAATATCTGCTGGCTGTAACGTAGTCTGATTTACATTATACTTCACATTAGTAGTAACACTTGCATATGTGTATTCTGGTTCAATAAACGCAGGAGTAATAGTTAGTGGTGCACGAACCTTTAAGAACTCTGTGTATTCATTGATTTTATAAGGAGGAACAATATCAAAATTATACAATTTCATAGAAATAATAACTTTACCATATTGAGGAGGAGTTGTAGTCTCACCACCATAAACTGATAAGGCTTGAATTTCAGGATATGTTACTTGTAATAGAGTTTCATAATCCGTAGTTGTAACAGCTCTTTCCTGTGTAGCATAATACCGAGGAGCATTGAAACGAATTGATTCAATATCTTCTGCAATGTCACCACCGGTAGCAGCAGAAACAGTTTGTACGGTAACTGTTCCACCATTGAGTAAACCGTTTGAAGTAAATACAGAAATACCATTAGGTAGCT